ATAACTAAACATGTATAAAACACAAAAATACACCATCCACGTAACCTGCAACGCTCATCAATTCTCAAAGATTCAGCGTTTTGTTCGCAAACTCATACCAACTAAAACCAAGCACCAACGCTTAGTTCTACAGTATGGAGAAACCTTCGAAAAGCTCATGGCTGACGGCTTAACTGGTCAAGACATCTATAGATATGTCGTAGCCAACCGCACTGATGACCAACAGCCTATCACACAACAAGAAACGTATCGCCTCATCAACGACATGGGCTACAAGCTCGCTTACACTAAACAAAAATAACCACCATAACCACCATAACAAATGGAACAACACAAACTAAAACAACACCTGTTCGCTAACCACTACAAAGCATGGCCTGTTCAAGAAGCCATCAAACCAAACGTAGGCTATCAACAGTATATTGACCGCATACTTAACTACAATGGCGTTATCATCGCCGAAGACCTCACTAACGTAATCATTGCGTTCGGCGAGTCTTCTGGACAATCAGTTCCAATAGAAACAGCTAAACTCATCAAACTTGGTGACGACCGCTTCTATGTTCTCAAGTCAGATGTATTCCGTATTAATAACGCAAGACACCAAGAAGACGGTGTTCCTAGCGATTACATGCTATGTAGTTATCCAGACAGCAACACAGTCCATCATCCAGACGACATGGTGTTTACCTACAATAGTAACTGGCTCGCCAAAAGTTCCTGCAAAGTCCTAAATAATGACTACTACAACAACGGTGCTCGTCCATCAGACGAAAGCTATGTGCCTGTCTATGAATACTATCATGACTGCACCATATGCGAAGATGGCACTTACATTCTAACCGATGATTCCATCTACTGCGAAAGCAACGGCTCATATTATCACACAGATACAGACGAACTATACTATAGTGAAACCCTTAGATACTTCATCCACCGCGATGACGACTGTATTCGTTACTGCGAAGACATTGGCGAATACGTCATGGAACACCATGCTCATTGGGACAACATCGCTGAAGTATATGTCTACGATACAGACAACCTAACCAGACGTGACCACACAGTGTCTATCCAAGACTATCACTGCGGTGTTGAGCCTGAGTTCAAAACACTAGAAATCGACAAAAACGTCGTCCTGTCTAAATACACTATCGGCTTCGAAGTAGAAAAAGACTGTCTTCGCGATGGTAACGACGAATGCGGTTCTCTCATCGAGCATCAACCACTGTTCAGCCATTGGGAAACCGACAGCTCATGTGGTATCGAAGGTATCACTAACGTCTATTCACTAGACAACTATAACCAGTTCATCAACGACGTTCGCGAAAGTGACTATACTGACCTAGAAACCAACGGTAGATGCGGAGGTCATATCAACTTCGCCCACCGCGAAAACAAGCTACAATACTGGCACATCCGTCCTTGGTTAGGTCTCATCTTCTCTATGTGGAAGAAACGCCTGACCAATCAATACTCAAGCTGTAACAAAAAGCTTAATCCATACCGAGGCACTGACTATCACTACGGAGCTCTCGTAGAAAAAGGTAGGATGCGTCGCCACGTTAGGTTCGAACTACGACTGCCTAACAAAGTCAAAAACGGCGACACACTTATACGTCGCTTCTGTCTTATCCGAAAGCTCATCGAATGCGTAGACCTCTACATCAACGAAGACTTCTCTTGGATGTCAGCTAAATACGATGACGATAAAATCGACGGCATACCTGACTGGGCAAACCGCGATGACTCTATAAGCTACAACGCCGAAATAGCAGAACTGCTTACAGTTATCAGCCCACAGTCACGCCAACGCACTCGTTTCTTCTTCGACAAAGCCAAAAACATAATCATGCAAGGTTATCAACCAGAAGAATACAAACGTGTTCTAATGTATGCCTACGCCTTCCAAAGCTATATCGACGAGGAATCTCCCTCAATGCCTGTTACAAATCTAACAAACGAATACATCAACTCATAACCACACACTATGCCTAACGAAACTATATACATCGTCGACATCGGCAGTTTTGATATTGACGAAGAAACAAATAATAAAATTAACACTATGGACTTTGAACAACAAAGAAAATGGTTAGCAAGAAAAGTCTTAGACGGCTCTTGCGACATCGTAGACATCAGACAAGAACAATTCTAACCACACAATACACACAATACTATGTGCTTAATAATACACAAACCAAACGCGGACACTATCATACCGCAACACATCCTCGACAATGCAGAAACCATCAATCCTGACGGCTTCGGTATTGTTTACACTGACACCAACGAATGTATCCGCACTATGGATTACAACCATGCTCACGAGCTTATCATAGCCAAGCGTCCGTTCGTTGCTCATTATCGTTACGCTACTCGTGGCACTATCGACAAAGCTACTTGTCATCCTTACCACGTCCAAGACCTCATACGTCTGTTCAGTAACGGCACTGTTGCCGACCTAGGAGACGACAAGACCTGCGACACCGCAGTAGTTGCCGACTACCTCAAACGCTACAAACAAGATACATGGGAAGCTATGCTCAGCATGACCGAAACACGGTTCGCTATCACGTATCCTGACGGTAGCGTATCACGTCATGGTTCATGGCACGAGAAAGATGGTATATTCTATTCCAAGAATAACTGCTTCCATACCAAACAGTCCACCATCGGTTACCATTATGGTAAATCATACTCAACAAGATACCAAACCTATGACGATTACTGGTATGACGATGAAGTCTGCAATACAGGCACAAGCTTCAACACACAACCAAAAGACTACGACATGTCTGACACGTCTAGCGTCTATGGCACAGCACCTGACCACGATATGTTCTCTTGGCAGGACATTAACCTAGTAGCTGTCTACGGCACGCTCAAAGCAGGACGAAGTAACCACATCGTTCTAGGTAACTCAAGCTACGTAGGTGCAGGCAAAACCGTCGGCAAATACGCAATGCAAGCATCAGGTATACCTTACGTATTCGAACACGAGCATCGCGACCAAATAACCGTAGAAGTCTACGAGTTACACGAAGATAACGTCCGACTATCACTAGACCACCTAGAGTCTCATCCCACTTTCTATGAACGTAAGCTTACCGACATAGAACTCACCGATGGTAGTGTCCGCACATGCTGGCTCTACTTCGCTCAAGTAAAACCCAACGATAACATGAAATATATACACACATACTGATAAAAACATAGCTTATACACTAATAACTATTAACATTACCTTATTTATAATCATCGTTTACTTATCAGCTATATAAACACACAAGCTCAGAGATAACCTCTCTGGGCTTTTTTTCTGCTATTCCAAACACCACTCTGTTATACCTTGCACTCGTCGGTGTCTTGCCCACCACTATCACGTTTGCCTATTTTTTATACAAAACGCCTAGTTTTTGTGCACCAGTAATGTTATGTTATATCCCTTGTTAAGTCTTCCTTATCCTTCGTAACTCTTGACGTAGGGTATCAGAAAGAAACTGTCGTTTTTTGTTTCTTTTTTCTTGCTTTGTGTCGCAAACCTGTGATTCTTGAAGACTATGACTACCAGAATACACACAAGAAACACACAATATCGTAACCTTTATCGTGCAGTTCCCGTGGCGACAAAGGTTGAAACACGCAAAGTATGGGAACGAGAAACTAAGAAGCTCGTAGATGTCGCTTATGACGCATTTTGGGCAAAAAGAAAGTTAAAAGCTCCTTGGGTATCTAAAGATACAGTGGGTTCCTTTGACTCAATTAAAGAGGAGGCAATAAAATGAGTGTAAGACAAAACGGGAATAAGTTTATGGCTGACTTCATGTCTAACGGGGTTCGCCACCGCAAACAGTTCCCTACCACCGAAGAGGCAGATGCTTGGGAAGCCGAGCTAAAGAAACGCATTAGGCTCAATATGCCTTATCAAGAGTTACTCGACGCCAAAGACGGCAAGATTACTATTGATGAGTTACTGAGTAAGACCTTTGTGCGTTATTGGGAGGACACCGCTAACGAGTCCACTCAGCTAGGTAACATCCGTCTTATCAATGAGTTCTTTGGAGCTAACCAGTCAGTAGACAAAATAGACACCACTGCTCTTGATGAATTTATAGGCGCAATGGAGAAGAAAGGCTTAGCGGCATCCACCATCAACGGGCGTCTTGCAACAATTTCTAAGGCTCTCACATACGCACAAGACAGAAACTACATAAACAGTCGTCCCAAGATTGAACGCAAGAAAGTAAGTAACCAACGCCTGCGCTTCTTTACTGAAGAAGAAGAGTACGAAATGCTTGAAGCGTTACGTGCTGACGGGCGTAATCACTTTGCCCACTTCATTGAGTGGAGTATCGACACAGGTATGCGTCCTATAGAGTCCCGTAATGTGTCTCAGGCTTCTATTCGTGAAGACCCAGAGCTAGGATACCTTATTGACCTGCGTAAGACCAAGAACGCTTACCCAAGAACCATCCCACTAACCAAGAGGGCGCACTACGCGTTCACTTATTTATCGGCAACTGAATTTATGCCCTTTGCCCAGTTCACGGAAAGTAACATCCGTAAGAACTGGCGGTTCGTCCGTGAGGTCATGAATGATGTAGACCCAGAGTTTGTCTTCTACTTGACACGGCACACCTGTGCGTCACGATTAGTCCAACGCAATGTACCGCTTCATGTGGTCAAAGAGTGGATGGGACACCGCACCTATGAGATGACTTTGCGCTACGCTAAACTTACGCCGAGGAATTTTCTTGACGCTAAGGTTGCATTAGAACAAGCTCTTTAATTCACTGTTATGATAACAACAAAAATATTAACTAAATTAACCAAAAAACATGCCATCAACAAAAGTAAACCACAGCCTGTTCAAGCCAGACGCAGAAGCAGTACTCGTAAGAGGATTAAACGCCATGACAAAGGCGTGTGATTCCTTATCCAGCCAGAACGAACAGTTAAACCAAGACATTGAGGGGCTGAAACGTAAAATTGGGCGGCTCCAAGAGCGTGTAATCCTAGATAATAAGTGACAATACACTGACAAACTACGTCACTGGTAGCAATTAGTGACAAATTTCTTAGAATCATTCTAAATAAGGAAGACTAAAATTATGGATTAAAAACAGCAAGTTAAGTGGTGGGCGACTCTGGAATCGAACCAGACGTGCGTCTCCGCGAGGGAGTTACAGTCTCTCGCAAATATCGAATCGACGTAAACCGTTGATTTTTTAACTAATAATTTCAAACACATATCCGTTGCTGACAGCAGTTTACTGTTGCGTAGTGACAATACACTGACAAAGATTTGAGTATGAGCGAGTTAACACAATCGGAGCTAAACGAGGACATGACCACACTAGGCGTAGGAAGATACCGAGCCAAGGTTGAGTCCGCTAAAGCACGCGGGGCTGAACTACAGACGCCCTACGGTCAACGCTTGATGAGAGCCGCTTTGCCTGACCTTAACAAAGCAATTAAAAACTGGCAGGAATCCCTATCAAGAGTAGACAATAAAGCACGATTCCAAATAGATACGCAAGACCTTGACCCAAAGGTTCTGAGTTTCCTCTCAATCAAAGCTCTACTCGACTGCATCACACAGAAGAAGACGTTAGCCAGTGCGTCTATCTTTTTAGGCAAGTTGATTGAGGATGAGTTGCGCTGTCGCTTTCTAGTTGAGAACAACGAAGATAAAGGGCAGGGCATCATCCTCGGTGCTGTAAGACGCAAAGGTACAGCCGCCAAGACTAGGCACATACGTTCCTCAATGAAGCACGAAGCCGACAAAGGTTTGATGGATGCTTGGGAACCGTGGGCACACAGAGATAAGCTAAACATGGGTCTAATAATGACCGAGCTTGTTCGTGTGTCCACAAACCTTATCGAATACACCTACATACTGGAGAAGAGCCGTAAGCGTCCTACGCGTTACATCAGTGCCACTCCAGATACTCTTCAATGGATTGAGGAGTTCAACGACCACAGAGAATTTATAGAACCCTTCTGGCTACCTACAGTAGAACTACCCGCCAGTTGGACAAACATTTGGGATGGTGGTTACGACCACGAACAATCCTATCTACCTAAAGTTCCGTTTATCAAAACGAACAACATGGACTACCTTCGGACTATCACGGGCGCACTCCCTGAGCCGATGGAAGCAACGAATCTAATCCAGCAGACACCTTGGGCAATTAATAACAAGGTGATGCAGGCGATGGAGTGGTGCTGGGAAAATAATGTCATAGTGGACGGACTTCCTAGCCGTGAACAGGAAGCTCTCCCTCCTGTCCCAATAGACTTTAAAGAAAATAAAGAGTCCAACACCACTTGGAGAAGGCAGGCGGCGAAAGTATATAACTCACGGCTCTCTAATACCAGCCGTCGCCTTCTCGTTTCGAAGATACTTTACGTTGCGAAAAAGCTTTCTGGTAATCGTTTCTTTTACCCCTCGCACGTAGACTTTCGTGGGCGTGTTTATAACATACCTGCTTTTCTTGGTATCCAAGGCCCAGACATCAGCCGTGGTTTGTTACAGTTTCACCGACCAGAACGAATTAAGACTGACGAAGATGTAAAGTGGTTAGCTATTCAAGGGGCGAACACTTTTGGCAATGACAAGATTACATTAGACAAGCGTGTAGAATGGGCTGAGAGCTTCTCTAAGGACGCTATAGCTATCTATGAGAGTCCTACCACTAATCTTATGTGGATGGACGCTGACGAACCCTTCCAGTTCCTTGCGTGGTGCTTTGAGTGGGGTCAGCTTCGTAAAACAGGCAAGCTAATGACACAGCTTCCTATAAATTTAGACGCATCTAACAATGGGCTTCAAATTCTGTCTATGCTGATGAGGGACGAATATGGAGCCAAGGCAACAAATGTACTCACAAGTGATTCACCTGAAGATATTTACAGAGTTGTCTCTGACTCCATCTTAAAAAAACTTAAAGCTGATACTCACCCCTACGCAGAAAAGTGGATTAAGTTTGGTATCAATCGTAAGCTGGCTAAACGCCCTACAATGGTGTGGCCTTATGGCGGTACGTTCTACTCGTGCCGTGATTATGTGGACGAATGGTATCAAGACACACTGCGAAAAACACGATGCGCCAACCCGTTCACAGAAGATGAACGCTACAAAGTTACTGGTTACCTCAGTAAGCTAACGTGGGCTTCAATCAACGAAGTCCTCGACAAGCCAAAGGACTGTATGCAGTGGTTGCAGTCCTGCGCTAAAAAGCTGGCAGAACACGGAAAGCCTGTAAGCTGGGTAACCCCTTCAGGTTTTCCTGTTCTCCAAAGCTACCACAAAACAACAAGCCAGAATGTTAGTACCAACATCAGCGGACAGGCTACTTACGTAAAATGGTACAGCGATGACGAAGCAATCAGTCCTCGCAAACAGAAGTCAGGCATCAGCCCTAATTATGTCCACTCTTTGGACGCGGCTTGTCTGACAAAAACAGTCATTGAATGTAATAAACAAGGAATATGGGACTTTGCCATGATACACGACAGCTACGGCACTCACGCCACAAACTGCCCCACGTTAAACAAAACTTTAAGAGAACAATATTTAAATGTTTTTGAGGTTGACCAGTTAGAAGCTCTACTACATCAATTAAGTGGGGCTAACCCAGAAATAGATTTTCCAGAAATTCCAGAATACGGCAACGCCGACATCTCTCAGGTGTTGGAGAGTAAGTATTTCTTCTCCTAATGGAGACAACAACAACCAAAATAGAGACAAACAAAATGAGTCAAATACTGACAACACCTAAGGGTACAGCAGTGTACCCACGCATCGCAGAACCAGATACGAAGTTTAACACTGACGGAGTTTACCACTGTAAGCTTCACGTAAGTGAGGATGACTTCAATCTGTTTAGTAAAACCGTAACCGACATCGTCGAGAAAGAGTACGAAGCAGAGTGTGCCATCAAAGGCAAAAAGCTTGCCCGTGCTACCACTAGCCCTATCCGTATTACAGCGGAAGGCGACTACGAGCTATACGCCAAGCAAGTAGCCCAACGTCAGACAGCTAAAGGACTCCTAGAGTTCACTGTGCCTGTCTTTGACGCCAGCGGTACACGCCTAGGTAAAGCTCCTAATATCGGAAGCGGTTCAACCCTCAAGCTAAGCACGGAGGTGTACACATGGTTCACTCCTACGCAAGGCTTCGGCTACACACTGCGCCTTAAAGCAGTACAAGTAATAGACCTAGTAGAATATGCAGGTGGCGGTTCCGTCTTCGGAAAGGAAGATGGCTCGTTCATTAGTGATGGCGAATCCTTGGATACAGCGTTCGAAGAAGAAGCCCCGTCGGGCGTCGGCTTCTAAATACCGTTCTCGCTTCGAAGCACAACTTGCTCTCACCCTTGAACGGGTGGGGGCGACCTTCGACTACGAAAGTCTGAAGGTGAAATACACGAAGGAGTCCACGTATACCCCTGACTTCATATTGCCCAACGGCATTATCATTGAAGCTAAGGGTTACTGGATACCTGCCGATAGAACCAAGCACTTAAGAGTGCGTGACTGTAACCCAGAACTGGACATTAGATTTTGCTTTCAGAACGCACACAACACACTCAGCAAAAAGAGCAAGACCACATACGGGGAGTGGTGCGACAAGCACGGCTTCCTGTGGGCTCACAAAACAATACCAACAGAATGGACACACTAACATCATCACTAACACACCAACCATGCGAAGACTGCGGCTCAAGCGATGCCCTAACAATAAACACCGACGGAAGCACCAAGTGCCACAGTTGCGGAACTTGGCATCCAAGAGGGGGCAATACTTATACTGTGACTCCTAAAGAAACTAAACCTACAGGCTTCCTTACTGGACACACACTGGACATACCTGCTCGTGGTTTGACCAGAGACATCTGTAAGAAGTATGGCTACCAAGTAGCGACCCACAACGGCGAGACTTGTCACGTAGCTAACTACAGAGACCTTGAAGGAGAGCTAGTCGCACAGAAGCTACGGTTCAAAGACAAACGCTTCCAATGCAAGGGCGCACCTAACGTATTCTTCGGACAACACCTATGGCCTAATGGAGGTCGTATGCTCGTTGTAACCGAGGGCGAGGTTGACTGCCTATCTGTAGCGATGGCTAACGGCGATGGTAAATGGCCTGTAGTCTCTTTGCCAAGCGGAGCGCAGTCAGCTAAGTCTATCTTTAAAGCACAGTTCCCTTGGCTCGACCAGTTTGAGACAGTGGTTTTGATGTTTGATGAAGATGAACAGGGACGCAAAGCCTCTGAAGAAGTAAGTCATCTACTACCAGCAGGTAAGACTAAGATAGCTCGCCTGCCTATGAAGGATGCTAACGATTTGCTAATGGCTAACCGCAAGAACGACATTGTTCGTGCTATGTGGGACGCAAAGCCGTGGAAGCCTGACGCTATCACGGACGGCGTTGACCTATATGAAAGGCTCACCACTCCTAAAAACAATCAGTCCATTGATTACCCTTTCAAAGGATTGAACCGCCTTACACACGGGCTTCGCCGTGGAGAGATTGTAACCTTTGCCGCTGGCTCTGGGGTAGGCAAGTCTCACGTCTGTAAGATTATTGCACACAACCTTCTCAAGACTGACCACAAGGTAGGATACATCGCCCTTGAGGAATCCCTTGAGCGCACTGCTAACTCCATCATCGGTTTAGAGATGAAGAAGCTCATCCACCTAGACCCAGAGTTCCAAGCTACCGATGAATACAATGAAGCGTTTAAAGCTACCATAGGTTCTGGGCGTTGCTTCCTTTACGACCACTGGGGTTCTATGGAGAGCGACAACCTCCTAGGACATATACGCTATATGGCTAAGGTCATGGACGTTGAATACGTTGTTCTAGACCACCTTAGTATTATCGTTTCTGGTTTAGGAGATGGTGACGAACGTAGGTTAATTGATAATACAATGACCAAGCTTCGTAGCTTAGTTGAAGAGACCAACATCGGAATGATTTTAGTCAGCCACCTCAAGCGTCCAGAAGGTAAGGGACACGAGGAAGGCGCAAGCACTAGCCTAGCACAACTCCGTGGTTCAGCCGCTATCGCACAACTCTCTGACATTTGTTGTGGGCTTGAGCGTAACGGGCAGTGTCCAGACAACAAGAACAAGACAATCGTTCGCGTTCTTAAGAATAGATTCTCTGGGGAAACAGGCATCGCTTGTTCCCTAAACTACAACCCCACTACTGGCTTAATGGCTGAAGAACATTACAGCGAGAACCCCTTCTAACATATGAAATATTGCTCAAACTTTCGACACGACCTTGAAGTAGGACAAATAGCTGAGAAAGAGATTGGTGAATTGCTATCTGATAAAAAAATAGAAATTAAAAAAGATATGCTTGCCAAGAAGACGGGCAATGTTTTTGTTGAGTATATGTCACGAGGCAAAGTCTCTGGCATCGACCGTTCCGAAGCGGATTATTACTGCTTCGTTGTAGAAAACCTAATCATATTCCTTCCGACTGTAGACCTCAAAGCACTTATTGAGCCCCTCAAGAAAACAAAGAGGGACGTCAGAGGAGGAGACAATAACACATCACGGGGCATCTTGCTCCCACTAACCACACTGATACCAACAAATGAATAGCATAGCATTTTTCGATATAGAAACGAATGGCATCGAGGATTGGACAAAGCTGTCTGACCTTGAGACCGTTCATTGTATCGCCATACACGACGCCACAGGTACGATTGCGTTCTCTGGCGATTCCGTACTGAAAGGACTTGAACGCCTACAGAAGTACGATGCCATTGTAGGACATAACTCTATCGGCTTTGATTACCCAGCATTGTACACGAAGTACGGCTTCCAGCACCCAATGGTTTTGGACACGGCAGTCATGGCACGTTGTATGTTTCCTGACATTCGCTCTACCGACTACCAACGAGAAGACTTTCCCAAAGAGCTTTGTGGCTCACACAGTCTGAAGGCTTGGGGTAAACGCATAGGTGTATTCAAGGACGACCACGGCGAGACCGAGGACTGGACTACATGTACCCCAGAGATGATTGAGTATTGTAAGCAGGACACCTATGTGACCTACCGCTTATACGACTACTTTCTTAAAAAGAGCCCTGACCTTCGTATGCTTAAGCTTGAACACAAGTTCGCTAAGCTTATGCGTAGACAAGAGTGGAATGGCTTCCCGTTCGACATCAAAGCGGCTGAGAAGCTTACCTCTGACCTCATGGTTCGCCGTGCGGAACTAGGTGACGACCTCGCCAAGTCCTTTGGGCCTAGCGTTGAGCTAATGAAAAGCCACTGG